TATGACTGTAAAAATTGCAAAACAAACAGACGCTGCTGTAAGTTCCACTTTTAGTATCGCTACTGATTACCAAAATGTACCAGCTAATAATAGACTCCAAGCTACATTTAGAGTTATTGGTGGTGCACTGGGCACAGATGAATACGTCAAGCTCCAGTACCACGACGGCACAGACTGGCGTGATGCAACAATCGAAGGCAATGCCGGCAAGATTTTGGATGCGGACAATGCCGTGCGGACCATTTACGGCCGCATGACAAGCATCCGGGTGAACAAGTCGGCCACAGCAAGCGCTTTAGGTGTGGAGGTGGTATAATGCCTTACGGAGCGCCTTATGATAGCCCGATTGGGAATCCTTACGGGTCCCCATTTTCTCAGCCGAATATAGATGCTGTCATTGCCATAGCCTACGACCTCAAAGCGACCTTCACGGCATCCAACCAGACATTCACTGATGCCCAGGTGCTTGACACAGCAGCAGAGGGCGTTGAGACAGGGAGCTTGACTGTTGTTGATACGAGCACAGGGACGGTTAAGATTGTTGGGAATGAGTTGGAGATTGACCCTTCTGGTACCTGGAATACAACTGGATTATATTCGAATGTTATTACCAACACACCAGGGAAGGCTATTTTCGCAACTATTGATAATGATACAGTGGATTATAATGCACAACCATTAGGGACAAATATTGCTGGATCTATTGCTCAAACAACACAATTGTTCTACTACCAGTTGAATTTTGATGGAAAAATGTATTTTAAGTGTAAAGATGGGGCTGAAAACTATCTTTCGGCTGCTGTTTTAACATCATCATATACTGCTGATACAGATTATCCAATGGCAATTATACTGGGGGGATTCAACGCTGCTGGTAAGCCATATATAGATGGTGATACGATAGATGATTTTTCATATGGAGTGAGGGCAGTTAGGGTCATTGATGGCAATTGGGTGTTGGAATGGGTGGAGCCCCGAACTAATGAAAATACTATATATGCTGTTACAATCAGCGAGGGAAAGGTTTTTAGACATTCAAATGATTTTTTAATCCCAACAAACCCCCTAACCCCAAGCATAATGTTCCAGCCGATTTTCATGGACACTTTTCAGGGCACGAATGACGATCAGCTTGTATCAAACCACACGCCGGAAGTTGTGGACAGTGCAACCGGGACTGGTAATCCCTGGGAATCAGGCAGCACTACTTGGACGATTCAGGGGAATGCTGCGAGTAATACCGGATATGTTGCCACTCTCAATACTGCATTTTTGACAGATGATATGTCAATATCTGAGGGACTATTTGATATAAATATTACAGGTGCAAATAATCAAACTGGGCTTGTATTGGCCCTTGATTCTGTGGCATCCCCTGCGAATTATGTTGAGGTATATTATGACTTTTCAGATGGTAGCGTAAAATGTGTAAAAACCGTTGTAGGAACACCGACAAGCCTAATTGATGTGACGACAACCTACGTCGCGGGAGCGCAACTCAGGGCAATCCTGGATCATGATTCTACTGCCGGAGAACTGAAGCTCAAGGTGTATTACAACAATGCCTTGATCGGCACAGAGCAGACAATCTCTGATGCCGGGATAGTTGGGAATACCCGGCATGGAATTATGTCAGTGGATTCTGCAAATACGTTGGAGAATTTTACTGTACATAACAGAACAAACGCCGCTTGGGATGCAGAGATAACCGCAGCCACTGGAGGAATATATTAAAATGACAAGCACAAGAGTAGACGGTTATTGTAAGGAATGCGATGAATACACTCAAAATGTATCTTTTGATATTACTGGATTGTGCCAAGCGTGTGAATATAAAAAAGAGCAGGATAAAACAAAGAAGGAAGAGGGAGATATATCAAAATGAAAGCAGTATTTGATGTGGAATGGAAAGACGGGATGCCGGACTTTAAGAAGACACCTGTAACTCTCACTGGTTACTCTGCAATGGCCCCCACAGATCATAATGGAGCAAGCCCAATCGAGTGTCAGATTGAAGCGTCTGAAGCAGAGATAGAGGAACTGAAAGACTGGCTTAAATTTAAGCGGTATGTACCGGAGGATGAATTGATATGAAACTTATCATCGCATTATTCGCAGCACTGACAATCGCCGGGTGTTCTTTATTCGCACCCCAGTATGCAGACAATCCAGACTATCAGTTTGCAGCCAAAGTCCACGATCAGGTAATGATGTCGTTCCGCACCACACCCGGAGGACAACCTGTATCTATGGCAGACAAGGTGCTGGCAAATGATGTTTTTACGGGTAACTATTTAACCTATGTTCATACCGCAAAAGATATGCTGATCAGGAATGGTGCAGACCCAGATGATGTTATCATTGTCGATATTAAATACAAGCCGTCTGTCAGTCCATCTATTCAGGAAATGATGAGAGGATATGATCATAAACGGGTTGTGTATAAAGGCTTTGTACTGGACTGCGATTACCCGTATGTGTATCAGCTTGGGGAAAAATAAAATGAAAGTTCTCCTTGCAATCATGGCATTGCTTTTAATCGTGTCTTGTGCAGAGCGAGAGTATAAGCCATTGCCGGAAGGTGGAATTGCTATACCGCCTGCTGGCTATAATATCCATTGCAAAGAATTTCCCGATTCAATCTTCTGTCCAGAGGTTGACTAATGAAAGAGCTTGCAAAGAAAGTTCACTGGGATGTCCTGACACATTTTGTTTATGTGCCTGATCATGTGATTCATCCGGATTTCTTTGACCACTGGGAATCTCACGCTGATGAGGTTGAAGCAGATAAGGTGTTCCGTGGGGATTGCGATAATGCGGCGCTCACGAATGCAGAGTTGTCAATAAGGCGTGGGGCAAATCCAGCCATAGTTAAGCTGATCTATTGCAAGGCTGAAACTGGTGAGGGTCATCTGGTTGCAGGATTAGAGCATTGGATTTTAGATAATCGACAGCGTGGGCCAATCTACTGGGAAGATCTGCCTTATCGCTGGATCAGCAGCATGAGAATGGATGAACCTGGAATATGGAGAAAGTTATGAGTGAGTTCAGAGACGCATGCGGAAACTGGGAATATTCAGATGGTTCACAAATAGTTGGCACGCCAAAATCAAATGAATACCGGAACAGACTGGTTGAACAAGCAATTGAGAACCTGAAACAAAAGCTGCTCAAGGAAGCTAAACCATTGCCGCCGGAGCTCAGTAAAACTGTGGACAAACATTTTTGGGAGTTGATATAAGTCAGGATTAAAATGCAAATTATCAATTCAATTTTAAGTGTTGACCCTACCAGAACCCTTACACTTAGGAAAAGGCTTGTAAGTGTCTTAAATCGCAAATTTAGGGCCTTAAAAGGGCTTGTTAATGAAAGTGTTGTGACTAATGATTGTTTTGGATTAGGGATTACCACAAATGAGGCACTCCGTCCAGGTGAATTTGCATTTTTAACGGACCCCGAAAAAACACAGCAATTTATGACGTGGTTTCAAACTCAAATCACTTTAGGAGTTCTTGAGTTAAGCACAACACAACAAATAGGGACTGCTGTAAATGCTTTTTGGATGAATGCTTATATTGATACTGCTTACAAGAAAGGGATGCAACGAGCAAGAACTGAATTACAGAAAAAAGGATACCCCATTTCTCCAGAACGATCAGTTAATGCTGATTTTAATTTACCAATCCATGTTGACCGAGTTGGTCTTTTACATACAAGAGCATATACAGGATTAAAAGGTATTACTGATGAAGTAGATAAACAAATATCCAGTATCCTGGCCCAAGGTATGGCTGAAGGGAAAAGCCCCGCTGAACTTGCACGGGAAATGAATAAAAAGATTGATTCAATAGGAAAAAACAGAGCTACTTTATTAGCACGAACAGAAATAATCAGATCACATCACCACGCTACTATACAGGAGTACGAAAATTGGGGAGCTGTTGGTGTTACGGTATTAGCTGAATGGCAGACGGCTGGAGATGGTAGGGTTTGTGAAAAATGTAATGCAATAGCCAGAAGACAAACCAAGTTTGGGAATGGGGTATATACATTGAAACAGATATTGCCAATGATACCAGTTCATCCGCTCTGCCGATGTGTAGCGCTTCCTCTGGATATTACGGATAATATGGAACTTAGGAGTAAGTTAAATGAAGAATAAATGCCAAGTACATATCCAATTTAATGCAGCAATACAGAGTAAACGTGAAATGCTTAATGGCGAAGCATATATCGTCTATCCTGTTATTATGATGACAGAAGGGGTACATGCTGGTTCAGGTGGTCCTACTCTTTATACATCACAGGAATTAGCTGAATATCATTGGACTTGGAATGGTATGCCGGTAAGTATTAATCACCCTCAAGATGATAACGGATCTCCTATTTCTTGTAATGATCCTACAGTTTATAATACACAGGTTGTTGGTAAAATATTCAATACTGTTTTTGAAGACAATAAACTCAAAGCGGAAGCGTGGTTAAAAGAAACGGTATTGAATGCGCTTGGAGCTGATGTAATCAAAGCACTTGAATCAGGAAACAACTTGGAGGTAAGTACAGGTTTATTTTGTGATGCACAAGAAGTTTCTGGTGATTGGAACGGGGAAACTTATAATGCAGTTGCAACCAATATCAGACCTGATCATTTAGCCCTTCTTCCAGGAGGAGTCGGGGCTTGTTCTTGGAAAGATGGTTGTGGAATAAGGGCAAATAAAGGAGAGGGTATGGAAAAAGAATCATTAAAGTATTTTCAGGTAAATGAAGATACTACAAAGTTTACGTTTTTAGATAATATGGATTTGGATTATACTCAACTGATTGATTCAGCTTATGGATTAGTTGATTCAATGGACGATGACCAATATACTTATTATCTCAGAAAAATGTATCCTGAGTTTATGGTGTATACAGTTAGGCCAAGGAGAGGAAGTACAGGGGCAAAAACGTATAAAAGGAACTATACTGTAGACAATGCAGGAAAGGTTTCTTTTAATGGTGATCCAGTCGAAGTGGTCATTAAAGAATCCATAGAGACTGTTAATAATAAAGCAACAAAACAAACAAAGCAAAAACAAAACAAGGAGGAAGGTATGGCTAAGACTATGCAGGAGTGCTGTCCTAAGAAAGTGGATGAACTCATCAAACACAACGAGAATTTTACGGATGATGACCGTGATGTTCTTTTGGCAATGACGGAAGATGCTTTTGCGATGGTAATTAATAAAGCAAAACCCATTGAGAACAAGGAAAAGGAACCGGAACGGGTGAATAATCAAGAACCGGAAAAACCTGAAACCAATAAAGAGAAAGAACCTGAAAAGGAAGAAAAGAAAATGACATTTGATGAAATTCTGGCAAATGCTGATCCTGAAGTGGCTGAGTCCATCCGTAATGGGCATCGGATTTTTCAGGAAAGAAAACGTGATTTGGTGCAGAAAATCGTTGCACATGAATCCAATAAGTTTACTGAAGATGAACTCAAAGCATTTCCGTATGATCATCTGGAAAAATTGGCTTCTTTTATTCCTGAGAAAAAGGGGGCTAATTATGTAGGTAATGCAGGTGTCCATGTTCCTGTAGATAATGGGGAAGATGCTGCTGATGGGGTCCTGCCGGATATGGACTTTGATTTTACGGCAACTGATAAGTAATAATTGAAATAAAGGAGAAAGAAAATGAGTCAGACTATTGTATTGAAACAAGTACAGATCGGGCGGGCACAGATCGAAAAACAGGCTGTTGCCGAGCTTTATCCCGGTCATTTGCTGGAAAGAACCAGTGCAGATAAAGTGCAGAAACACTCCACTTCTGGTGGAAACTGTGCATTGCCGATGTTTGCTATTGAAGATGAAAATCAGGGAAATGATATTGATGATGCTTATGCCGCTGATGATCGTGTAGTTTGTTGGATTCCGCAGCGGGGGGATCAGGTACAGGCGGTTCTTTCTGATGGTGAGAATGTTGCTATTGGTGATTATCTTGAGTCTAATGGTGACGGTACATTGAAAAAATACGTTGCTTCTGGTCAGGATTCTAATGCCGACCCCATTACTCAGAATCGTATTGTTGCTCAGGCTGATGAAGCACTGAATCTTTCTGATTCCAGTGGCGCTGAATCTTCTGGTACTCTTGGTTATGATAAAAGAATCAAGGTTACGATTGTTTAATTGATTTGGTTATAAAAACACACAAATAAAATAAGGAGAAAGATAATGGATGTAAAAATGGATGCATTTTCCCAGGATAAAGGTTTTTCTAATCCTGAATTGGAAAATATGATTGGAACACGTTTTAGTGTTCATTCTATGCGGCCTTATTGGTATAAAGGAAGACCTTATATTAATGAGCAGGTTGGTAGAAAAGATGGTAAGCCGGTATTTAGAAAAGTTCCGGTTGCTAATGCTACATTGCAGCGTGATGAGTGGATTGAAATTGATCGTGTAGTTATGAAAACTGCCCGTGAAAGACTGGTTGGTGTTGCGGATCTTTTTAATGCTGGTCTGACATATAATATCAGTAACGCAATGGGTAAAACGGTTCTTGAGTATCAGGATATGAATGATCCTGGTAGTGCAAATATTAGTATGGATGGAGCTACTATGGGGCAGGGTGATCGTCCTAAGTACCTGACCAAATATTTGCCGATTCCCATTATTCATGGTGATTTTACTCTGGATCAGCGTTCTCTTGAAGCATCTCGTAATAGTGGCGATCCTTTGGATACTACTATGATCGAGGCTGTTACCCGTCGTGTATCTGAAAAACTTGAGGATCTTTTGTTTACTGATACTTCCTTTACTTATGGCGGTGGTACTATTTATTCTTATATTTCTGATACGAATAAAAATACCACTACTTTGAGTGCTAATTGGAATGCTTCCGGTAAAACTGGAGCTAATATTCTTGAAGATGTTCAGGGTATGAAACAGGCTCTTATTAATGCAAAGCATTTTGGGCCGTTTATGCTGTATATTCCTACTGCTTATGATACTGTAATGGGTGATGATTATACTACTGGTTATCCCAAATCCATTAAAGATCGTCTTATGGAAATTGATGGGCTTATGGGTATTAAGGTAGCTGACCGTCTTACTGCCAATACCGTTGTTATGGTTTCCATGCAGTCAAGCACTATTCGTATGATTAATGGATTCTCCCCTCGTGTAGTTCAGTGGTCTTCTCAGGGCGGAATGGTTCATCATTTCAAAGTTATGACCATTCAGGTTCCGCAGATTAGAGCAGATCAGTCTGGTAATTCTGGTCTTTGCGTTCTGTCCTAATATTAATTGATTGATACACTATGGTTAATCAAACCATTATATAATTTAACTAATCATGTTATGGAGATATTAAATGGCTATTAAAAGATCAAATAAAAGAAAAGCACCGGAACATCAGGGCGATACAAGACCTAAATGGAGAAAGGTAACAAACGGCACTCATTATCATTCTGATGGACAGGTTGTTACTAAAGGGGAAATCCTTTACGCACATGAATGGGAATTGAGTAATATCGTAAAAGCTGGTTTTACGAATCTTGATGCTATTCCGGCAGCGGATCTTGGAAAAACCCTGAGCGTGAAATCCAGAGGCGGTGGATGGTATGATGTTGTAAATACGGTTACAATGCAAAAACTTAATTCTAAGCCATTGAGACGGGAAGCGGCTGAATCATTTCTTCCAGATGGACAGACGTTAGAAGATGCTGTTGATGGTATTGATGAGGAAACTGAAGACGAGGAATAATCTATGATTTGGCACGCTCCTGAGATTTGGGATGGTGATTGTTTTATTATTGGTGGTGGACACTCAATAGCAAAAACATTCGACGTTCCAGATGATTTAGTTCCATTGCATAAAGATGAGTTTGTTCAGTTTGGTGATTATTTGAAACCGTATTTAAAAGATAAGCACGTTATTGGAGTAAATTTATCAGCTTTTTTGGGTGATTGGGTAGATGTTGCTTATTGGGGTGATTCAGATACTTATTTGCAATATATGAGTTGGTATGATGATTTCAGTGGATTAAAGGTAGCAAGTGCTGGTAAATTTGCTGGAAGAAAATACAAAAGCATTAAGTATCTTGAGAAGAATCATGAAAAAGGTATTTGTACCAATGGAAAAAGTTTAACATGGGCGGGATTTAACTCAGGAGCAGCCGCAATCAATTTGGCGTATTGTTTAGGTTCAAGAAGGGTGTTTTTGTTAGGTTTTGATATGTATTCATTACCTGACGGTAGAGTTCATTGGCATGCTGGTTATCCAGATAAAAAAGAGAACTTTACAAATAAAGATGCAATGATGGGAAAAGTACCAAGAAGGACAAAAGTACAGCCTCCGTATAAAAGACAGATAAATGGATTTGAACCAATTTCAAAAGAGGCTGAAAAACTTGGTTTAGAAATAATTAATTTATCCCCTAATTCAAAAATTAAAGAATTTCCAATTAAATCTTTTTGGGATTTCTTTGATAAAGAAAAAAGCACTAAAAAAGACGAAATAATTGAAATTGGTACAAAGACACCCGAAACCAAAGAAAATGAAAATTTAGTGCCAAAAAACGAACTGAATGTGGTTAATTTTGTTTGTGTTTTGAAATCAGGTGGTGATTACAATCAAGATTATGTTTATCGGTTGTTTAATGGAATACAGAGAAATTTTTCAAGTGATTTTTATTTCCATTGTTTAACTGATACTCATTTGGATAAAAGTGAAATAAATGAAGTTCAATTAAAACATAATTGGCCTGGGTGGTGGTCAAAAATAGAACTCTTTCGTTCAGAATTATTTAAAGGGTTTTGTATTTATTTTGATTTAGATACTGTAATTCTAAAGGAGATTGATTCTTTTGTTAATTTGGTAAATGGGATTTCTTTTGGTGGATTGAGGGGATTTAATCAAGACGCCAGAAGGATTACAAAAGATACAAATTTTGCCAGTGGAATTATGGTTGGTTCTTTTGCAGAGTATAAAGATGTATATAATACATTTAAACAAGATCCGCAAAAGTATATGGATAAATACAAATCTTTTACAAATAGATGGAAAAGAGGAGATCAAGGACTTATATCTGATGTAATCGACACTGAAAAAATAATCAAAATTCAGGATAAATTACCGAAAGATTTTATTATCGGAAGAAAGCAAACAAATAACGGACATCAGAAAATACCTCAAGCACATATACTTGCTTGGCATGGTTTTCCGAGATTACACAACCTTAATCAAGGGTGGGTTCATGATGAGTGGACAAAGAATTAAAGAATCAGCTTTTACGGCAGCAAATTCAATGCCAATTAAGTTGATGCGTAATTGGGATGTTCTTTATAGTATAAAAAATAAAGGACGTATTCCATGTTACCATACTCAAATGATTTTAACAAACAAATGTAATTTGGATTGTTCCTTTTGTTCTTGTAAAGACGATGATAGAAAAACGGAGATGCCATTTGATGATGCTTTGCATACTGTTTTTTCATTGAAACGGTTAGGCATGAAATCAATGACAATTACAGGGGGAGGAGAACCTTTACTTTATCCAAGAATAAATGAATTTATCTCTTTTGTCAGTTCTTCTGATACTGATGTTGGTTTAGTAACAAATGGACTTTGTTTGTATAAACTCAATACATTTGAAGATTTAACTTGGTGTCGTATTAGTTTTGCTGATGAAAGAAAATTTACGGCTGGATTTGAAGATACTGTATTTGATGCAGTAAGAAAAGGACAAAATGTTGATTGGGCTTTTTCGTATGTAGTAAGCAAGAATCCAAATTTTGAGAATATTGAAAAAATAATTGATATAGCAAATGTACTGGATTTTACTCATGTAAGACTGGTAACTGATATTCTTGAACAGGATTATATTAATCTTACTGCTGTAAAAAAACATTTGATGTTGATTGGTATTGATGATTCTAAAGTAATTTATCAGCAACGTCATTCATATGCAAAAGGAGGTCCGTGTTATATTTGCTACCTTAAACCAGTTATTGGGGCTGATGGTAAAATATATGCTTGTTGTGGGGCGCAATATGCTATTCATGACGGAAACCATAAAATGGCAGAAAAACTGTGTTTAGGAGAAGCAAAAGACATTGAACAGGTAATGACAAATACAATTACTTCATTTGATGGAAGTATTTGTGATAAGTGTTATTACCATGATTATAATAATCTTCTTGGGATAATGGTTGACGAAGGAAAACATGAAACCTTTATATAAATCCGACAATCTGTGTATTGATGATACACAATGTCCAGATTTTTTAAGATGGTTACTTCGTTTTGATGATTGGATAAAAATACTTGATATTGGTTGTGGAGATAAATGGTATTATCCATTTTTCAAAAAAGCACAATTTACCAGTATAGATTCCTGGCAAAAATCGAATCCAGATTTTTTAATGGATTTAAATAAAGAGAATTTGTTTTTTGGTGATAATTCGTTTGATTACGTTTTTATGTTGGATGTGATTGAACATATTGAAAAAGAAAGAGGAAAAGCATTAATACGACAAGTTAAAGAGATTGCTAAGAAAGGTATTGTTTTATTGACCCCTGTTGTTTGGGATAATAATGAAAAAAACATTTTTGATGAGAATAGTTTTTATTATTTAAACAAACATAATTTACATATCAGTTTATGGAATAAAGAAGATTTTGTAAATTGGAAAGAAGTATCATTGAAATGCTTTGGAAATAAATATTTTTTAGGAATCTTTAAATGCCAATAAAATATAGTATATTGATGCCGTATTATAATCGGTTAAATCAATTTACAGATACATTAGGTTCTTTGTGGTTTCATTATCAAAAAAGAGATGATTTTGAAGTTATATTGATTCTGGATAATAAAGTTACTGAAAAAGAAACATTACTTCTTGAGAAATTAATTAACGGAGTCAAATTAAATGTAAAGATTATAACCAGAAATACTCCAAGTTATAATCCATGTATTTCATTTAATTTAGGAGCTTTTCATGCTTGTGGTGATTTTTTAGTAATTACAAATCCAGAATGTTGTCATGTAGAGAATATATTAAATGGCCTTGATAATGAATTTCAGAAAGATCCTAATGTGTATGTTATTTGTGCTTGTTTAGCTTGGAAAGAAGATGGAACTCCTTTAAATTGGTATCAACATTCTAAATACAGAAACAAAGAATATCATTTCTGTAGTGCTTTGCACAAAAACACATATTGGAGTGTAAATGGGTTTGATGAACGGTTTGCTAATGGAATTTCCTATGATGATGATGCATTTAGGGATTCATTAAAAAAGAAAGGAGTTCTATTTGTTCATAGAGATGATTTGTTAGTTTATCATCTATATCATGAAAAATTACGTCCACCAAAGTTTCGTTATTTGTTACAAAAAAATGAAAGAATTTATAACCAGTTTTATAAGGAGTCCTAATCATGGATTATTCCGACAAACCTATTTTAGTTACAGGAGCAGCAAGATCAGGCACATCATTAGTAGCAGCTTGTATTCATTTGTGTGGTGCATTTAAAGGCGATACTCAAGGACCAGGACGGTGGAACCCTAAAGGTATGTTTGAGAATCATACTTTAAGGGAAAAAGTGGTTAAGCCAATTTTAATGAATATGGGAATGGATAAAAGAGGACAATATCCATTACCGAAAACTGATGATGTAATTATTCCACAAAGATTTAGAGAAATTGTTCTTAATGTCATGAAGTCACAAGGATGGACTCCAGACAAACCTTGGATGTATAAATGTGCTAAAATGTCTCTTATTTGGCCCGTTTGGCAGTACGCCTTTCCAAATTCTAAATGGGTTATTGTGAGACGCAAAACATCTGATATTGTTAATTCTTGTACTCGTACAGGTTTTATGACGGCTTTTGGCAGTGAAAAGATACAAAAAGCAGTTGGAGCTAAAGACGAAAAAGAAGGTTGGCTTTGGTGGGTACATCAGCATGAAGAAAAGTTTGTGGAGATAATTAAAGCTGGATTGAATGTTCAAATGGTTTGGCCTGAAAGAATGGTGAATGCTGATTATGAACAAATGATGCACACTGTTGAATGGTTAGGATTGACTTGGAATGGGCCAGCGGTTATGGATTTCATTGAGCCGAAGTTTTGGAAAAGTAGAAAATAAGGAGATGACAAATGGCTGTTAGAACAAATGCAACAGATGTAAAGGCCATTATTGCTACGTCTTTAACAGAGTCAGAAGTAGATACATATATTACTGATGCTAATCTTATGGTTACTTCTATTCTTGGAAATGAAGGATTGTCTGATTCTTTGATGGAAACTATAGAAAAATGGGTAGCTGCTCATTTTATAGCAATGACCAAATCCAGACAACCACAATACAAAAAGATTGGAGATGGAGCTGAAAGTTACCCTAAACTTGGTATGAACATGCAAACAACTACATACGGACAAACAGCTCTTGCTTTTGATACCAGTGGTAAACTGGCAAATGTCGGTAAAAAGAGAATTAAGATTGAAGCTGTTCCATCATTTGATGATTCTCCTATTCTTTAAGAGGTTAAAATGGGCTTTTTAGAAGGATCATTTAATCAGAAAGCAGTTTATTGGGGATCTCCAACTACAGATGGATTTGGTAAGTTGTCTTTTGATGATCCAGTAGAAATTGATGTAAGATGGGAGGAACACCAAGAACTTTTTATGAGTTCAGCAGGGAAAGAAGAAATATCAAAAGCTGTTGTGTATTCAGCATCTCATGATTTTGAAAATGATGCTTATTTGTATCTTGGAGAATTGGATGATATTGATTCAGGTGATTTAGATATACCACAGAACATATCCGGGGCATCCCCGATTAGGGCGTACTATAAAAAAGTGAGTATTGATGGTGCTGATTATTTCAGGAAAGCGTGGTTGTAATGGCCGGTAAAGCTAAAATAAGAGGGCTGACCCAAATAATCAATAATCTGAATACCAGAATACAGGCCATTGAAGGACGTACTCTAAAAGGTATTATCAGGGGGGTAGCTCAGATTAGGCGGGACATGGATAAAACAGTTCCATTGATTCCCGTTGATAAAGGAAATCTTAGGGCCAGTTTTTTCGTGATTACAAGCCAAGGGAATGTTCCCCAAGGGGCAAGCC